GTTATTTGTATTTATGGTCACATTTTTTGTCTCATCTGCACTCATCATTGCAGGCAAAAGTTGTACACCTTGCTGAGTAGGAATTAATGAAAATGGATTTGAAATTGTAGTTGATGTTGAATCAGTGCTAACAACTTTAGCAATAATCTCACTGCTATCACTGAGTCTGAATGAATAGATCTTGTCTTTTTCTAACATATGTTCTCCGGGGTTACTATTTAATTAGTATCCGGAGCCATTCCACCCTGTATTTTCAATGTATGCACACAGATCATCGTAACCACCAATAACCTTGTGTTGTATAACAATTTGTGGAACTGTCTTTGCACCCGGTGCAACTTCTAGCAGTTCTTCTCTAGTAATATCAGTGCCAATCTTTGCTTCGTTGAATGGTACTTTCATTCTTGTTAATAATTCTTTTGCGGCATCGCAATATCCACATAAGTCTCTGGTATATACTGTTACACTCATTTATTCATTCTTTCTTTGTATTGTGTTGCTAGTGTGTTTCCCCATATGGTACTATTTTCATTAGTCCAGTGCCAGATATCGTTTTTAATTGGTTCGATGTTGTTTGACTTAAACCATTCGCTCATACAACCATTGATCTCATAAGGCATAAAAAAAGTACTATTCCAGTTAAGTTGTCTATCTCCTGTCATACCTATAAAGTTATCATAGGTACTCCAAAACTGATGTGGTATATCCATATCAGTCATTCTTACGTGAACATTGTGTATTAATTCATGCCAAAAATCACGCATATCTTGTATGGAACTATTAGTCATATTAGAACGCCAGTCATTGTAACGTTGTTCTAATTCTTTTGGTACAGGAAAATGAGGACCAATACACACTGATATGTCTTGTCCTTCCCATTCCCATTCTTCTCGTTCCCATTGTGTCCATCCAACAAAAAATACTGGATTTGAATATTGATTTATATTATCAAGTATCGTGTTTACGTTTGCAAGAACCCAATGATTACTTGCTCCGCCTTTGCCCCAACAGTGTGCATCTCCGTGCCCAATTGCACGTGAAAAAGCATGAGCACAGTTGCCCATATGTCCTCGTACTCCTGGTTCTACATTGCTATCACCGATAGCAAGTACGGTCACAATGAAAATCCTTTAAAACTATCTTGGTCTACGTCTTGTTTAGTTCCGCCAACTACGTAACTGGAAATTTCTGTCTCTTGTGGTGCTACTTGTACATCTCCGCCGGCAATCCACTTTTGTGTCCATGGTAACGGATTTGATGCTCCTTTGTAACTGCTAGGTATACCAACTGCTAACATACGTTTATTTGCAATCCATTGTACATATTCTTTTAGTAACTGTGCATTAAGTCCAATCATCGATCCATCTTTAAACAAGTAGTCTGCCCATGCACATTCTTGTTCTACTGCATCTTCAAACATCTTGATAACCAATGGCTCGCAGTCTTTTGAAATTTTTATAAAGTCTGGATCGTCTTGCGGAAGTATCTTCATAAGTTGTTGTGTACTTGCTAAGTGTACGTTTTCATCACGTGCAATAAATTTGATAATTTTAGCATTGCCTTCCATCTTCTTAAGTTCAGCAAATGCCCAACTGCATGCAAATGATACATAAAAACGCACACCTTCTAAGATGTTAACACTTGCTAAACATATCCAAAGTTTCTTCTTTAGTTCATACAAGTCAACTACTATTTTTTTACCGTTGACAGTGTGTGTTCCTTCACCAAGTAATTTATAGTAACCACAACTTTCTATTAGGTCATCATAGTAAGTTGTAATGTCGTCTCCACACTCGATAATCTCTTTGATGTCCATCATCTCATCAAATATCTTACTCGGGTTTGAATACACATTTCTAATAATATGTGTATAACTTTTTGAATGTATAGTCTCTGAAAATGTCCACGTGATGATCCAATTTTCTAGCTCGGGCAAACTTACAATAGGACTAAATGCTTCATTTGGTGCTCTACCTTGCACACTATCCAACAAGATCTGTCTCTTAAGGTTGCTCGTAAAGATATGCTTTTCATTTGCAGTAAGCTCTTTAAAATCTTTAGCATCACGCAGTACATCTACTTCTTCAGGTCTCCAGAAGAAACCTAACTGTTTATCAGTGAGTTTATCAAACTGTCTATACTTCAATGTATCATAACGTTGTAGCCCAACTCCGCCTGCTGGGTCTAAAAACGCAAGACTAGTCGTGTGGTCTCTGTTAGTTGTATTCAATACACTCATTCGTCGTTCCTATATAGTACAACTATCACAGTCTTCCTCATACATAGGAGACTCGATAGTTATTTCGTTTTGTTGTTTTTCGTTCATTTTGTCAACATCTATTTCTCCAGCACCATCAAATGTGTTGAAGTAATACAACTGCTTGTGTCCATATTTATAACAAAGTAATAGATGTTGTAGCATGACACTCATTGGTATCTTCTCATCTTCGTAGTGTACAGGATTATAAGACGTGTTTACACTTATACCTTGATCAATATACTTTTGTAATACTGCCATAATCTTAATGTAACCTTCAGGTGACTTCTGATCCCATAGTAATTCATATTTGTTTTTAAGTCTTGGATAACCTGGCACAACTTGTTTTAACACACCATCTTTTGATTGTTTAATACTAACAAATGCTCTTGGTGGTTCGATACCATTTGTGCTGTTAGATATCTGAGCTGATGTTTCTGCTGGCATAAGTGCCATCAGTGTTGAATTACGTATACCTGTTTCTCTAAGTTGTGCTCGCAACCCAGTCCAATCAACACAGTCAATGTGTACTACTAATTCATCAACATCTTTTTTGTATGTGTCTAGTGGTAATACACCATCTGAATATTTTGTTTCGTTGTTCTTTGGGCATGCACCAAACTCTACTGCAAGGTCTGCACTGGCTTTTATCAAGTAATAACTCCAGTGTTGTGCCCATGTATCAACTAACTTCAGTGCATCTGGATTACTATAACTTACATCATTCTTTGCTAGAAAAAATGCAAGATTTATTATTCCAACTCCAAGTGGTCGTCTGTTTTCAGTTGCCATCTGTGCGGCAATAATTGGATAGTTTTGATAACTTAATAATGCATCCAGTCCACGTACTGCTAGTGTACATGCTTTTTCCATGTCTTCTGGGTTTTTAAAACTTCCCCAGTTTACTGCACTCAATGTACATAATGCTATTTCACCATTTGGATCGTTAACATCATTTAGTGGCTTTGTTGGCAGATCAATTTCACAACACAGATTACTTTGCTTTATTGGAGCAAGCTCTGTTTTAAAACTACTATGTTCATTTGCATGATCAACGTTTTGTAAATATATTCTACCAGTGTCTTTTCTCTCTTGCATAAACGCAGAAAATAATTCAGTGGCACTGATTACCTTTTTTCGAATACTAGTCTTACGTTCTGCTTGTTCGTATAGTCTTTTAAATTCATCTTGGTCTGCAAAGAAAGCATCATACAATCCTGGAACATCGTGCGGAGAGAATAATGTGATATTACCTCCTGACATTAAACGTTCGTACATAAGTTTATTAAACTGTACACCATAATCCATATGACGCACTCTGTTGTCTTCTGTACCTTTGTTGTTCTTTAACACAAGTAAGTCTTCAACTTCTAAATGCCATAGGGGATAGTAAAGTGTGGCTGCTCCGTTGCGTACTCCGCCTTGCGAACAACTACGTGTTGCTGCCTGAAACATTTTGTAAAACGGAACAACACCTGTGTGGTATGCATCACCATTTCTTATAGGCGAACCTAATGCTCTAATACGTCCACCGTTAATACCAATGCCTGCTTTCTGTGAAACATACTTTACAATTGAACTTGCAGTTGCATTGATACTATCTAAACTATCATCTGCTTCAATAAGCACACAACTTGAAAATTGTCTTTGCGGTGTTCTTACACCTGCCATAACAGGAGTTGGTAAACTTATTTGGTGTGTTGAAATTGCATCATAGTAATCTTTTACATGTTGCATTCTTGTATCATGCGGATAGTCTTGAAATAGTGTTGCCGCTATTAGCATGTAAGACATTTGTGGTGTTTCGTATAACTGCTTGGTTACACGATTCTGTACTAGGTACTTGCCACGAAACTGTTCCATAGCCGCATAGGTTAAGTCTTCATCTCTAGCATGCTTTATCCAGTTGTCTATAGTATTCCAGTCATCTTCTGTGTATTCTGTTAACAGTTCGCTATCATAAAATCCTGCTTCAACATTGTGCTTCACTAATTTATACACATGCCAAGGTTTGAAGCCACCATATACCATTTTGCGTATGTGATACGAAATAAGTCTGCCAGCAACAAATTGATAGTTTGGTGTTTCTTCTGATATCAAATCAGCAGCACTTTTTATAACTGTTTCTTGTATGTCTGTACTAGAGATACCATCGTAAAATTGTACGTTACTACTAATTTCTACTTGACTAGCACTCACTCCAGCTATGTTCTCTGTTGCCCACCAAACTACTTTGTGTAGTTTTTCTATGTCGAGTGCTTCTTTAGTTCCGTCTCTTTTAGTAACTTGAATTGTCATTTGGGGGCCTTTCTATCGGATCTTGTGTGCAAACACAGCAGAGTCTATGTTTCTAGTTATTTTTATGTCTTGTAATTGTTTCATATTTACTACTTTATCTATATTCCAATTCAGACAGTATAATCCATTGTTTAAACGGACTATATAGTCATTGTTATCTATTTCCAAAATGCAAACGTCATCGACGTCTTGTCTTTCTAACATACAAATAGTATAACACATTCCTAAGCATTTTGCAAGACTACAATAGGTATTTTCAGCAATTAAATCCCAAGGATCAGGCCAATCGTCAACTAAATCGCAATGTAGATAATGTAGCACCATTGGGGCTTGTTGCCACCAATCATGTATGGTAGTTATCACTTCTTTGAGGTTGGGGTTTTCTTTGCAGGAATTACGCAGATCTGCCCAAGCAACTAATCGCTTTTCAGGATGGCCTTGCCACATATGTTATATACTAAGATGTTCTAATGAATATTTAAATACACCAGCAATGGTGTTTGTATATTGTACGTTTATTGAAGTTCCGCTTTGGACTACACTGAGGACTATATCACTTGGATTGTCTTCACTGAAGTTGTCTACGTATACTAGTGTTCCTGAACTGTCATCTGTGTCTTGTCCTACAACTCTTATTGAACCAAAACGTATAACCTTAGTAGTTGGAATCTTATATTGATAGTCAATATTGAATGCACTAGCATTTGCAGTGTTTACTGTAAATATTGTTGTTGCTGATCCTTGGACTGCTAGACTTACTGTTTTTCCAGCAAGCCTGTGATATGTACCAATTTCAATCTCATCTCCGTTGGTTAATGCATAACAAGCCTTGTCGTTGTTTTTAACTCTTGGTTGTGTTCTGTCATCAGCATCACTACGTTCGAACATATCCCCAACACTGACATTGTTATCACCGTTGAATTCTATAATTGGACTTGATTGGTTACCTGCACCTAA